AAAATGGTCATTAGCAGAAGCTAACGCATCATTTATATTTTCACAGTTTGTGGGTGCATATACTGTAGAACTTATGGATATTATATCTCAAAACTTAGAGAATATTAATATTGCTTTAGATACAGACTTTTGGTCAGGTGGTCAGTTATTATTAGGTGCAATTGATTCAGATTTCAAAGCAGCTATTTTTTCAGGTACTGGTAATGAAGTTGAAGTAGAAACTTCAGAGGTAGAATTATATCCAGGTTTTAGATCAAATATTGAGGGAGTAAGACCAATTGTAGATGCTACAGCAACTGTATCAGTAAAGACTAGAGATAGACTTGCTGATAATCCTACTGCAACAGATTACGCTGATATGCAATCTGATGGTTTAAATAATATAAGAACTTCAGGAAGATATATTAGAGCTAATGTTAAAGTGGCTTCAGGTACGACTTTTACAAATGCTCAAGGCGTTGATTTTATTAGTTCACAAGGGAGTCAAAGATAATGGCAGATGTTATTGAAAAAGATATAGATAATGTTAGGTATTCATTTGAAACACAAGAGTTTTTTCAAAGACAACTTGAAGAATCTGTGAATAGCCTTATAAACAAAAATAACGTAGAAACAGATAAAGTTTTTACATGGTTCATGAGTTAGGAGTGATATGGCAGGTATAAAAGATTATTCAACAACAGCAGCAAGTAACACTTCAGTAGGTGGTATTAGTATTGCAGAAGGTATGTTACCTTCAAATATTAATAACGCATTTAGAGGTTTATTAGTTGATATTAGAGAATGGTATAATGATGGACAATGGGTTATCTATGGTGATGGTGATGCTTCATTTACTATATCTTATGCTTCATCAACTTCATTCACTATTGCTGGTCAAGATGTAACAAGTTTTTATCATGCTAATCGTAGAGTTAAAGCAATAGGAACTTCTACTGGCACAATCTATGGAACAATATCAAGCTCATCATTTTCAACTGATACTACAGTTAATGTTACTTGGGACTCAACAGGATTACAAAACGAAACGATTACTGTTCATGTTGCTATTTTATCTGCAACAAATGATTCTATTCCAGCAGATGTTATTGATGGAACTAAAATTGCAGACGATGCAATAGACTCAGAACATTATACCGATGGAAGTATTGATACAGCTCATATTGCAGACTCACAAATTACAACTGCAAAAATAGCAGCAGATGCTGTAACCAATGCTAAGATTGCAGATGATAGTATAGATTCAGAACATTATGTTGATGGTTCAATTGATACTGCACATATTGGAGATAGCCAGGTTACTTTAGCAAAACTTGCAAGTGATTCTGTAAACTCAGCAAAAATTGTAGATGGCTCAATCGTTAATGCTGATATTAATGCAAGTGCAGCAATAGATGCAACTAAAATACATGATGGCACAATTTCAAATACAGAGTTTGGATATTTAAATGGTGTATCAAGTGCAATACAAACTCAAATAGATGCTAAACAAAATACAGATGCAGAACTTACTGCTATTGCAGGATTAACTTCTGCTGCTGATAAAGGTATTCAATTTACAGGTTCAGGTACTGCTGCAACCTATGACTTAACTTCTGCTGGTAAAGCATTATTAGATGATGCAGATGCTTCAGCACAAAGAACAACTTTAGGTCTAGGTACAATTGCAACTCAAAATGCAAACAACGTATCTATCTCTGGTGGTTCTGTTACTGGACTTGGTGATCCTTCATCAACTTCAGATGCAGCAACTAAAAATTATGTTGATCAAGCTGTTGCAGGACTTAGAACTAGAATTGTTGCAGAAGCAGCAACGACTGCAAATATTTCATTAACGACTGATTTACAAAATGGCGATACCATTGATGGAGTTACTTTAGTAACTGGTGATAGAGTATTAGTTAAAGATCAATCTACTGCAAGTGAAAATGGTTTATATACTGTTGTTGCAAGTGGTGCAGCATCAAGAGATACTGAGTACGATACTATTACAGAATTATCTGGTCAAATGGTTGTTGTGAATCAAGGAACTTCAAATGATAATAAAATCTTTTTATGTACAACAAATACAACAGCAACTTTAGATACAGATGATATTACATTCTCACAAGTTACTCCATCAAATGTTGGAACAGTAACAAGTGTAGCTGTAGCTGACTCTGGTTCTTCAGAATTTACTGTAACTGGTTCGCCTGTAACTTCTTCAGGAACTATTAGTCTTGAAGTTGCTACAATTGCAAATACAAAAATTTCAGGGTTAGGCACAGCTTCAACTCAAGATGTTGGAACTTCAGCTAATAATGTAGTACAATTAAATGGTTCAGCACAACTACCTGCTGTGGATGGTAGTAACTTAACAAACTTAAACGCAGCTACTAATGGTTTCGCTATTGCTATGGCAATCGCATTATAATATAGGAGATAAATATGGCACAAAACTTTAGAAGATATACAAGCAACGATGTAGGCACAGGTGCTGCAACATTATTTACTGCTGATAGCTATGACACTGTTGTAGGTATTTCAGTTGCTAATGTTACAGGTTCAAGTGTTATTGCATCTGTTTATATCAATGATGGTGCAAATGATATTTACCTAGTTAAAGATGCTCCAATCCCAAGTGGTTCATCACTTCAAGTTCTTGATGGTGGTGCTAAATTTGTGGTTCAATCTGGAGATGCTTTAAAGGTTATATCTGACACAGCTTCATCATTAGATGTTTGGGTATCTACAGTAGATGCAATTTCTAGTTAAGGAGAATAATGGCTTATATAGGAAATAGATTAGCAGACGCTTACACAAGTTTTGCTAAACAGGATTTTACAACAAGTGCGACTACATCTTACACACTTGACTATCCTGTAGCCAATGCAAATGAGATTGCATTATTCATTAACTTTGTAAGACAAGAACCAACTACAGCTTATTCTGCATCAGGCACAAGTTTAACTTTAACTTCTGCTACATCTGCAAGTGATGATATGTATTGTGTGTTTTTAGGAAAAGCATTACAAACTGTAAATCCACCTGCTGGTTCTGTTGGAACATCACAATTACAAGATGGTGCAGTTACAAGTGCTAAGTTAGCATCAGGTGCAGTATCTAATGCACCAGCTATTATTGGAACTTTATCAGCAGATATTTCAGCAACTAATAATGCAGATACAAAAATTACTTTTAATACAAGAACTTTAGACACAGATAACTGTTTAGATATAACAACCAATACAGGAAGATTTACTCCTACTGTTGCTGGTTACTATTTTTTTAACGCTAAAGTTGGATATGACATAAATGCTGATACTGAAAAAGTACAGATATTAGTTAGAAAAAATGGAAGTGAATTTTTAAGACATAGAAGAAAACATGATTTTGATACCTCTAACCAACAACAAACAATTTCAGTACAAGGTTTAGGACAAGCAAATGGTTCGTCAGATTATTTTGAAGTTATATTTTATCAAAATAGCGGAGGTAGCATAACTGTAAAACAAGAACCTGAAAGAACAAGATTTGACGCTTTTAGGTTAATAGGAGTTTAATTATGGCAATAACAAAATTAGTAGCAGATAGTATTACAAGCGGTGCGATAGCGAATACTCCAGCTTTTAGAGCATACATGAGTTCTAATCAATCAATTACTTCAGCAACAACTACTAAAGTTAATTTAGACAGCGTAACTTTTGATACCAATAGTGCTTTTGATACATCTAATTATAAATTTGTTGTTCCTTCAGGACAAGCTGGAAAATACTTTTTTTATTCTCAAATGAGAAAAGGTGTTAGTGCATCAAGTTTAACTTTAATATATTTTTATGTAAATGGTTCAGCTAAAGGATATGTAAGATTAACTTCAAGTAATCAAGAAAGCAATCAAATATCAGGTACATTTGATTTATCAGTTGGAGATTATGTTGAAGTTTATTTTTATGACAATGGAACTTCACCATCTATATTGTCCAATGCTGACCAATATTCATATTTTACTGGATACAAATTAATAGGAGTTTAATAAATTAAGAAGGAAAAACTATGGCACAATTATCAAACAAAATAAAAGAATACGCAAAAGCAAATGGTGTTGCTGAAGTGGATTTTTTAAATGATGTATTGTTACAAGATGATGGTCAAGGTGCTTACATCAAAGAGTGGAATTTAGCGATTGCACAACCTACTGATGAGCAACTAGCATCATACGAAGCTACTGCGAATACTGCTGAAGCAAATGCTCAAGTAGATGCAACAAGAAAAGCTGCGTATGGTGATATTGGTGAACAGTTAGATGAGATTTACCATGACATGGATGCTTGGAAAGCAAGAATACAACAAATTAAAACAGATAACCCAAAGAGTTAGTAAATGGCATATATTGGCAGAGGAACAGATAAGTTAAGCAACATTGAAAAGTTAGATGTCATAACTTTTGATGGAAGCTCATCTTACACATTACAAAAGAACAGCGTAAACTTTACACCTAATTCTGCTAACTCATTACAAGTATCTATTGATGGTGTGGTACAAGCTGGTAACTTTACAGTATCAGGTTCAACCATAGACTTTGGTGTAGCAATTCCTTCAACTTCTACAAATGACTTTATCTTTCATTATGGAACAGGATTAATTACTACTCCAGCAGATGGAACAGTAGATGCTGGAACATTAAGCACAGATGCAATTACTGGTCAAACTGAAGATACAACTCCAGCAGATGATGATTTAATTTTAACTTATGACACTTCAGCTAGTGCATTAAAAAAAGTTCAGAAAAGTAATTTAGCAACAGCACCAGATGTTATAAAATTAGCAAGTGGTTCTGTTTCTTCAGCAGTGGCAACTGTAAGTATAGATGGATATTATACATCTGATTATAATTCTTATAAATTA